AGATCCGGGACGACATCAAAGACCTGATCGGCAGGATCGGAAAGTGACTGTCTGCGCCCTCATGTTCGTTGGGTGGGGGCACATGTACGTCAACGGGATCGGGTCAGTCTTCTACAAGCGGTGCACCTATAATTGCGGGGATGCCAAGCTGTCCCGCATCATTCCCCCGCACCACACCTGCGCAGACCGGATGTACAGCACATGATTGACCCGATTACAGCCCTGTCAGTTGCGGCCAGCGCAGTCAGCAACGCCAAGTCGCTGATCGCCGCTGGTCGTGATGCTACGGGCGCTCTGGCGAAATTTGCTGGCGCTGTGTCCGACGTGAACTACGCAGCAGAGAAAGCCAAGAACCCCAGCATTTGGAAGAGCCTTACAGGATCGGCAGAGGCTGAAGCGATAGAGATATTTGCAGCGCAGAAGAAGATGCAGCAGATGCGCAAAGACCTAGAGACGCTTATCAGCTTCACCTACGGCCCGAAGGGGCTGGACGAGTATAAAGAAACATTGCGCAGAGTGCGCGCCCAGCGCAAGAAAACTGCGTACCGGCAGGCTGAGATCAAAGAGGCCATCATCGTGTGGACGCTTGGCACGCTGGTCGTCGTGGCAGGTGTGGCGGGATTGGGCATTCTGCTGTATGCTATCGGGCGAAACGAAGGGAAATGGTAATGCGAAAGATTGACGAAATCATCGTCCACTGCACGGCGACCCGTGCGGGATGGCGCGAAGACCAAAGCACGGCACTCAAGGTCAAAGAGGTCCGCCGCTGGCATGTTGAAGACAACAAGTGGTCCGACATTGGCTACCACTACCTGATCGACAGAGACGGCACTATTGCGGAAGGCCGACCTGTTGAGCGGGCTGGCGCGCACGCCAAAGGGCATAATGCGCACAGCATCGGGATTGCTTTGTTTGGCGGCCATGGCGGGGATCAAGATGACAATTTCGAAGACCACTTCACACCGCAGCAAGACCGCGCCCTGCGAAAGCTACTGGCGCAACTGCAAATGGAATATCCTGCAATCAAGACAATTCGCGGCCATAACGCGGTATCGGCAAAGATGTGTCCGTGCTTTCAGGTCCAGCCGTGGCTGAAAAGCGCAGAGACGGCCAAGAAGCCGGAGCGGACAAAGATTGCACAGACGAAGACAATTCAAGCGTCGAGTGTTGCGAAGGTGGCATCTGCCGCCACACCCCTTGTTGGTGTTGTCGGTGGTCTGCCGTGGCAGAACCTAGCAATCATGGGCGTGCTGGCTGTAGTAGCGATGGTGGCGCTGGGCGTGATTGACCTTGAACGGCTCAACAAGTGGAACAAGGGCGACCGCTGATGTTCTTTATGGGCAAACTGAAAATGTATGCGGCGCTGCTTGGTGCGGCGCTGCTGGCGGTTGTGACCGTCTATTACCGTGGCCGTGCAGACGGTAGGGACATCATTGAAGATGAAATCAAGGATGACCGTCTGGACAAATTGCTAACAGCAAAGGACGTACAGGATCATGTACAAGAAATGGATGATGACGCTGTCGCTCAGCGCGCTCGTGAGTGGGTGCGGGGTGGCGATTAGCGGCGACACTTACTGCGACTTGTCGGAGCCGCTATACTTTGGCAGCGAGACAGTCGTCGACGAGCTGGTGAAGTCGGACCCGAAGCTGCTACGCCAGATCGTGGAGCACAACGAGACACGCAAGGCGATCTGCAATGACACCTGAGCAGCGCGAAGCCTATGACCTGCACAAGAAGGGCATGGGCAAGCGCGAGATTGCCCGAATGCTCGGTAAGAACGAAAGCACCATCCGTGACAGGATAAGACGTGCTGAACGATACTTGCAAACGGACCCGGCGGTTCAGGGTGCTATGTCGGAAGTCGGAATGCAGGATATCGGCGTTCTGCACAGCGGCTGGGTAAAGACTGACGGGGCGTCGCTCTACTTTCAACAGCCTAAAGATAATGATACGACCGACACGCTAGATCGGATCAAAGAATATTTCACCGGATTGCCAGCAATTGATTTGCCTCCAAAGCAGACGGGGCCGAGCGACGCCGATCTGCTAACGGTCTATCCTATCCCGGACGCCCACATCGGGATGCGCGCATGGGCCAAGGAAACGGGCGAGGCTTACGACACCGACATCGCGGTGGATCGGATCCAGTCTGGCATTGGGCAATGCGTTCAATCTTCACCAGCATCATCGGAGGCCATAATCATCGCGCTGGGCGATTTGCTGCACGCAAACGACAATACCAACATGACCCCGGCCAGCAAGCATGTGCTCGATGTGGACAGCCGCCATTATCGCAACCTTGAGGCGGCTATTTACGCAATAGCCGCAGCGGCTGAAATGGCCGCACAGAAGCACGACAAGGTGACTGTGGTGGTGCAGCGCGGAAACCACGACGAAAGCGCCTACATGGCCGTTATGTTCGCTCTGGCGGAGCGTTACCGGGAGGACAGCCGGATCAACGTGCAGAAGCGCCCCGGCGAGTTCTTTGTGCATCAGTTTGGCCTGTGCCTTTTGGCTTCGCAGCACGGCGACAAAGCAAAAGCAGAACGCCTTGTCATGCACCTGGCAGACGAATGGCCGGAGATGTGGGGCGCAACCCGGCATCGGTATTATTTCACGGGACACTTACACCACAGCAAGATGCAAGACGTAGGCGGCGTGCAGGTGGAACAACTGCGAGCGGTTACAGCACGGGACGCTTATGCGGCCAGCAATGCCTATTCAGCGCGCGCCCAGTTTCAGGCAATTACTTATCACAGGAACCTTGGCGAAGTGAGCCGGGTGAAGGTTAACATATGATAGACAAAGACTTCGACGTTTTAGACATTTTCGTCATCCAGAACGGAAACCTTGTAATTTACCGGGATGGACAGCGGGTGGCAGAGTTTGAGCCGGACGTTTTTCCCAGCATCATCTTAGCGCTCGCCAAGGAGTTGCGCCACCCAACCAAGGGTGATACAGGTTTCACGCGGGGCGCAAACACATCAACCTAAACAAACCGCAGGTTCTGTTTTGGTCCGTGCTGCAAATGCGCCAACATTTAGCTGCGCCCCGCACGATTACACTTTTGCCTCGGCATGTGCGTCACGCACCATTTCCAAGATGACTTCGGCCAGCGTTTCGCACTCATAATTGTCGGCTTCCTTTACCAGCCATATTAGCTGGTCCTTGCTTAATCCGCTTATGATGTCGCCAATGCAACCGCGCCGCAGATAATAGGTGCTGCCGTGCGACAGCGGAGATCCGTATTCAATCTTGGGCAACTCTCCTTTATCACGGCCCCGCTTCCTGGCGCTCGTAACTGTGGAATAACTTACATTCAGTTTCGTAGCGATTTCCTTGGTCCCCATGCCATCAAGCGTCATCTCCAAGATTTTCTTGGTGTTGCTCTTTTTACTCGCCGGCATCGTCTTGTCCTTTCTCTATAATTCGCAGCAGCGCCAAGCATTCCTCTGCCTGCTGTTTTAAGTTTGGTCTGCCGCGTGCGTCCGCAGCTTGCTTAATCACGCTCAGGTTCTGCCGCAGTAGTTTGATCGCGGCTTTTGTGTTGTCGGTCATGGTTGTGGCCTCGCCTTTGGTCTAACCGTCCAACCCGATGCTACGTTTTTTAGCTCTTTGCATCCGACATCTACGCCGAGTGGGATGTTATACATCGCCTCGCCGCACGCTCGCATGGTCGTGAACACTTGGTAGTCGCCTGTTGGTTCGTGGGTGTGCGGCGCGATCAGGTACAGGATTGCGTAGAAGGTCATGGCAGCACCAGCGGTAAAAACATCACCCCAAAGAAAATCAGAAATAGGCAAATGCCGCCTATAATATCACCAATCCATTTGTTCATATCACTCTCCCTTTTTGCATCTACTCAAAAACAATAGGCAACTATTGAATTTATGTAAACCTATTTTTTCTCTACATACTCAAGAATAAGTTGAGAGGCGTGCTTTGCGCCCTTCCCAACAATCACCGTCTGGCCAATGCTTTCCAGATAGCCAATCATCTTTTTCTGCTCTGGCGAAAGCCTGCCTCCGGTCTCGCGCTTCATCTCCACCCAAAGACACCACTCAGGCACAAAGAGATCCGGAACGCCTGCCACAACGCCCTCTGCCTTCAGCCGCTTTGCCACTGTAATCGCCCGCTTCTCACCGTTCGGCACCGCAAAGATCAATACGCCGGGGAACTTGGTGCGGAACCAATTTACCAACCCGACCTGCTCTTGGCGCTCAGAAGGGCACGTCGTCCTCGAACATCTCTTCAAGGTTTTTGTTGAGCCTGTCCTCGGCTTCCTTGTCGGCATGGCTGATCTCCTTTTGACTGTAATCAAACTGCACAATCTTGTGGAACTTCCCGTCAGGCGTCACCCGAATCCGGCTCGGCTTCACCCAACTGTCAGCCTCCTCAAGAGCAGCCGCAAGTGTCATAGCCTGACCACCCAGAGAAGGCAGGCGCGCCCTGTAGCGCTCGGCTGCATAGCCACCGTGATCTGGGCACAGCCACTCGCTTATGCGCAGCACGTCGCAAACGTAGGTCACACGCAGCGTGTCACGCTTGCCCATCTTGCCCTCCCACCGCTGGTAAAACACATCGTCAACATCCAGCCATTCCATCTGCACCTGCGACGAAAGCATGGCCCCATCGTAACTCTTGTGCGCGTGGTTTAATTCCGGCGCTGGAAACTCGTGGCTACACTCAGGGCAAACGCGTGTGGCCGTAGGCAGCATGTGCTGGCACTTAGGGCACTCTTTGGCCGGAGCCTCGCCCTCACCACTGCCACCCGCCTTCTTGGGCTTCACCTGGTCAATAAACCCATGCCGCTGCACGTTCTGCCCATAGTCCAAGATCAGGCAATTTTCCTTGCCCTCTGACAGCCGCGTGCCGCGACCCACCATCTGCACATAAAGTCCCGTGCTTTCCGTCGCACGCACCAGAGCAACCAAATCAACGCTCGGCGCATCAAACCCGGTCGTCAAAACATTGCAGTTCACAAGGCACCGCGTTTGCCCCGCCTTAAACCGCTCAATCTTGCCCGACCGCTCTTTTGCCGGGTCCGCACCCGTCACCACATCGCAGCTAATCCCGTGGCCCCGCATTCCCTCTGCCAGCATTTCCGCGTGCGCCACACCAGACGAAAACAAAAGCCAACTCTTGCGATCCGCCCCAAGTTCCACAATCTCAGCGACCGTCGCTGCAACCAGTTCTGGATCCGATGCCGCTACAGCAAGATCAGCCTCCACAAACTCTCCGCCCCGCTTTTTGACGTTGCTCAAGTCGATCTGTTTCAGGCCGCCCTTGCTAATGACCGGCGACAGATACCCCTGATCCATCAGCATCCCCACTGGGATGTCATAAGCAATGCCGTCAAAGATTGCCCCATCGCCCTTGTGAAGCAGCCCGCTGTCCAGCCGGTAAGGCGTGGCCGTCAGCCCCACAATCTTAACCGCTGGATTGCACACCTTCAGGTCATAGATAAACTTGCCGTATCGCGTGTCTGCATTGCGCGGCAGCATGTGCGCCTCGTCAATCAGCACCAAGTCCGGCGCAGGAACCATGTCATACGCCTTTTTCCAGACGCTCTGAATGCCCGCAAACGTGATTGGTTTATCCAACCGCTTCTGCCCAATGCTGGCGCTGTAAAACCCAAACTCCGCCTCTGGATACATCCGCAGCAATCCTTGCGCCCCCTGCTCAAGCAGTTCCTTCACATGCGTCAGCATCAAAACCCGCGTACCGGGAAAAGACATTGCGTCCTTCACAAGCTGGGCAATGATGGCCGTCTTGCCTGCACCCGTAGGTGCCACGATCAAAGGATTGTCCCCCCGCTGATCGGCCCAATACTGATAGGTCGCGTCCACAGCCGCGCGTTGGTAGTCTCGGAGTTTAAACGTCACTGCGCATTCTCCCCTCAAAAATCTCTTGGCTGTTGCCCTGATTGCGCAAAATCTCGCCCGTGTCCTCGTCCATGTATTCCACAAAGTCGGCCCCGGCGTCCTGCACCGTTAAGTCTTTGGGCATAATGCTGGGGATAAACAGGTGCTCCATGCAGGGTCCGCCTACTTTATGGCC